GTATGTCTATTAGTTTCATAATATAATTTGTTCTCCATACCAGAGGTGGGACTCGAACCCACAAGCCGAAGCGTCAGGTTTTGAATCTGATGCGTATACCAATTCCGCCACTCTGGCAAACATTATTTTTTCTTTTTTCTTGTACTCTTTTTTTCCTGAGCTGGTTCTAAAGGCGCACCTAATTCTATAAGAACTTGTCGCATATTTGGATACAACTCTAAAAGAGTCTGATCCTTAATGTGTACCAAAAGATTTGCTTCCTTCCAGTGCAAACCCTCTAACATTTGAATCCATTTAATTTCTTTTTGATGGTTCGGCATATTCTCCATACTCCCACCAACTTGGTAGTTTCTTATTCTACGAAATTCTTGTCGAACCGTAGAGAACCCGATGCCGTCGGGTATATCAGTTTCTGGTTTATAGGTTTCAGGCATACCTTCAGGTAATCCAGTAATCCTTTCAGCCTGTAACGTGCCCATACGAATCAAAGGGGCAAAAGTAACATCTAATTTTGCAACTTCTTTGGTTCTAGAAACTTGTTCTTCCAGAGAAGAACCTTCGCTGATATAATCTAATTTTTCATTCAACATCAAATTCGCATGCAGTCTCATTCTAAAACTCCGTAATATGATCCATAAGATTTTTCATCCTATGTGCTATAAAATAATTTAAAAGTTTACTTCTATCACGAACACCTTTTTGCTCGATAAAGTTATTTATAACATCTTCTTTTAGCACGCTAGGAATATAACTAAGGTCAATTAAAGCAGTATTTCTTCTTACATTGTTCTCATGTGGGGTTCCATCCCAAACTGTGATGGGTTGTTCTGTCCATAAATTAAGATCCTTTTTACGAATTGGCTTCTGGCGTTTGCCTTCGATAAAGGTATCATCATCGGAAAGGAAATTAGGTACCCCATCACCTTTATCACCAAGAAGAATTTTTTCTACTAATTCTTTCTCAGGGTTCTTACTCTTAATCCACTTCTTAAAAATAGGAGAATATTGACTGACATTCTTATATTTTTGAAGTTGAGCAAAGTCATGATCACCTGAAAGAATTAATACGGGCTGAGGTTCATACCCCAAGCCGATTTGAACTAAATCATTATCTTGAGTCCATTCAACCAAAGAAGCAATTACATCATCTGCTTCTGCTGTATGAACCTCCACAACAGGATAAGGAAAGTTCTCTGAAATTTCCTGTTTAATTTGATTAAGAGCTTCAAAAATTGCACTCCAATCAAAACCAGAATCATCCCGAGCTTTTTTTCTATTTGCTTTATAGAAAGGATAATCTCTCTTTCTCCAGTAATGTTTATTGTCACAAGCAAGAACTATTTCACCATATTCTTCACCAAATCTTTTCTTGTAACTTCTAATAGCATTAATAATCATATGCCTAACTAATGGTAGACTAATTTCTGCATCAGTCCTACCTCGGAGCTCAGCCATTAAGGTACTAATAGCAGTTTGGCTGTAATCAACTATAATCATTTTAGTTCACCCTTAATATAATTAAGTTGCTATTAGTCCTACCAGACATATCCTTGCACTTTGCCCGAATATCATTAAACCAATTTACGGTTTGATTCTTCCTGAGCTTTTTAAATTCTACGAGCTGTTCTTCTGGCTTGCGAAGAATTTTCTCACAGCTATTCTTCCAACCATAGATAGTTGCCCCCTTAACATACAAGGAATTCTTTACTTCAGCCTCATAATAACCCAACTTACGCTTCTTGGTATCATAAATCCACACAATATCAGCGCCAATAATATTAACAGGATCTTCCGAACTAAGGTCTAATTCTGGGAAAGTATCCATGTACTTGATCTTACTAGCCATCTTTCTCTTATCCACAGGACGCTTACGCCTAATGCGTTGAGTCTTTAGAGAAGTCCCGTGCCTAGAAAGAGAATCAATAAGAGCATTGAATTCATCAATAATTTTCTTAAAATATCTAGCCTTAATAAAGGAATATCCTTCATTCAAATCCTGATCTTCACCGCTGACTACTGCATTCCATTCTGACAGATAAGTTTCTATATGTCGAATAATCAGTTTAGTGTGTGGACCCTTAATGTTTCCACTACCCACCTCAAAGATTTTATTCATCATAGCCTTTGCTGACAATAATTCACCGCCAAAGGCCTCATCAACAAAATAATCAATCTCAGCAAAGACAGGATTAAGCTGCGAAAGCATAGCATCTTGAACGCTAACCTTGGCAGTATTATCTTGTGTCTTTACCTTAGACTTCTTAATATTTGTAATTTGTTGAATATACTCTTCCAAAAGTTTCTTGTGCTTTTGTGACAGAGGAAATTTTCTAAGATTCATCCTAGCCAAAGATGCTGTAGTAGGATTTACCTTCTTAGTATTTCCTAAAGAAGAAACAAGAGACTTAGAATTAGAAGAATAATTTGTCTTTATCCATTCCTCCAGATATTTCCTATAATTCTTATCTGTAGCACAATAATTATGCCAATTCAGACCACGAAGAAGTTCGCTGGTATAATTGTCTTCATTGACCTCAACATCATCCCAAACTGGCTCATCATGTACAAATTTAGTTTCAGAAGCTGGAGGATAAACTGCATGCAGTTTAACCATTGATCACCTCGAACCTTTGAAAGGAATCCCATCGGAAGGCTCGCCAATCATTTACATCTAAGGCCCAAACTGTGCAAACATCTGCACTCTTGGTCTTAGTGGAGGTGTTCTCTGAAGTAGAGGCGGGAATAACAGATTCCTGAAGAGTACAAGGCATCACCCGGGTTGTTCCATCCTTCTTAGTGAAGGTAATTTCTACAACCCCGTTTTTTAGCCTGTCAATTAAATCTGTTTGAAAATCGGTATAGTCAATCATGTTGACACTCCTTATTTTAGAGTTTTTGTTATATTAAATATAACATTAAGGAATGTCTTTGTCAATACCTATTTTGATTTTTTTAAGAAACGGAACCAGGAATTTGACCATTTTTTGTTAGGATACTCATATTTTTGGTCTTGAAAATCGGGATATTCAAAAATTTGGTCCTGAATGTCTTCTTTAAACACTATGGTTTGTTGTTTTTTGTCCTGAACAGCAATTTGATTATATGCAATTATCAAACTTACAGCTAATGGATCAAACACAAAAATTATCAAAAGAGCGAAAATATTTACTACCTTGTTCATTGGCCAACCTGTTAATTCACTTAGATATCTAAGTGGACCAATTTCTGCAGCAACTTCATTATTTGCATTAATATTAATGATTTCTATATCAATAGAAGTTATGCTATCCGTCATTTCTTCAATTCTTTGTGAAACAACCGATCTTTCTTGTGTAGAATTATTTAACTGTTGTTGAATAGCATTTCTAGTTGCACTAGATGTACTGGTAACTAATTGTCCTGTGGATGGATCTACATACTGAACAATGTTGTTGGATAATCCTTGACTTAGTTGTTCAATAGTAGAACTTAAGGTTTGTCTTTCACCAATATAAAGGTCTAGTTGTTCTTGAAATCTTTCTTTTTTTAATTCTAAAACAGAAACTTGTTGATTAATAATTGAAAATTGATCTGCGGTAGTTTGATATGCTGCAGTTAAGAACCCATAGATACCTGCAGACGTTATCAGTACTAATATACCTACAGCAAAAATAAAATATATTTTTAAACTTTTTTGAAGTTCGTTCCAATATCTAGTTAGAAAAGATGCTGTAACTAATTTTCCAAGTTCTAAAGTACTAGCCATGATTAATACAGGCACAAAAGCGCCTGCAAACAATCTTCCTAATCCAGACACGGAAAAAAATGCAGCTACACCACTAATTGTGAGAGCCGTTAAAAGTAACCCGTATAGAAATATCATAGTTTTAAATGCTTCCTATGTATCTTACACATTATCCATTCATTATAAAACATTTTAGGGTTTTCTAATGCACCCATTTCGAATTGTAATTTAGCCTCAAAATAAGAGCACTGTCCTCGGTTGAAACATATATGCACAACGTCCCTTCGGAAATGTTCTGGTCCGAGGGTACTAACGTCATGTAACAATTCTTTGTTACTTCCGTAATATTCTCTCCAATCAGAGTCAGTGCGAGTTCTTTTTCGAACTCCTTTGACAGTTCTGATTTTGGATTTAGTGAATAACTTTTTACCAATGTATTTCCTGCCTGACAAGAGGTTTGTAATGATATAAACAAAACCAAAAGCATTATCAGGTACTTCATTCATTTCTTTTTCTTCATATAACCACATAATAAAGCCTCACATATTAAGACTTTATTATTTATAGTTCTTCTTCCTCGTCATATAAATCGTATTCTTCTTCTTTTTCTAAATCCTCGCCGCAGAAAGGACAAAATACAATATTATAACTTATTTCGTCCATACTGTGTTTTATTTGAAATTCTGCTTCACAGTATAAACAGACTATTATTTTATGCATTTATTTCTACTTCCAGTCTTTGAATGTCTTTACGTTCACCGTATATAATGTAATGAAATAATTGATTATGTGAATTATTTACTAATACTTTATTATCAACCACGCCTAAACAAATCAAATTTTGATCTAAAGAAGTAGGAGTCATATGAACAGTAATACTATTTGTATCTACCAGGTCTTTCCAATATTCTGGCAACTCAATACTGTTACTTGTTTCCTTACCTCTGAAGTATACTGCAGCCTCTGGACCTTCTAAACAAGCATGAACTAAACGTTTACTATCGTCACTTGGATGTTGGATATTAAAGGCTTTTATGTTTGCTGAAATTGTTCCTGTTGCAGTTAAATTTCCTGTTATTACAGAGTTGGATGTGACAGACCCACCAACACTAAGGTTTCCTGCTGTAACAGCCATATCACCTGCTGTAACAGTAACATCTCCTGATGTAACAGTAACATCTCCTGATGTAGCTGTGAGGTCTCCTCCCAAAGTTATATCATTATTAACATCAAGATTTCCCTCTGTGACAACGAAATCCCCATCTAAAAGTTCTAATCCAGAAAGATTGGTATTATCTGTGTGGAAAAAACCACCGAAATCCTCTCTAAATTCATTTAAGAGTTCTGTAGAAAATTTCCAAAACCTAGAAATATTTTCTTTTTTGGTTATTACTTTTATTCTAGGCATTTTTCAACTCCTCTAATGCTTTAACATATTCAGTCCTAGGATATATTCCTACTAATTTGGATAATATTTCTCCGTCTTTAACAAAGACCACTGTAGGTACTGATCGAATTTCATATGCCAAAGCTGTTTCTGGTAATACATCTATATCAATTGTTTCCCAAGATATGTTGCTGGTGTCTTCCTTTTGTAAATTTTCCATCACAGGTTTCAAAGCTCTACAAGGAGCACACCATGTTGCTGTAAATCTTATAACACTCTTCTTACTCATGTAATTTCACATCCTCCCGCCCCACAGGCCACCTCGCCTTGTAGGTTGGTTAAATCTTCAGTTTCAACTACCTCATCTAGATTTATATCTGATAAAACGGCAAGCATTTCATTATACTTATCTTCTTCAATATCTTCAAATGGAGCTTGAATATAGGTATGATCACTATGTGGTAAAACAGATAGTGCAGTAAAATTGTCACGATTGCTCCACATCCAGTTACCAACCTCTTCCCATTCATCAGGCTTTATTGTAACGGTGGTAGATACATTGTTTTTATTAGCGCCACGGCGATGACCTGGTTTAACCCATTCCTTCCAAACTTTCTCTACTCTTTTTAAGAGATCTAAAGCTGATTCTTGACGAGTAATTGCTCCTTCAGGTGCTTTCTGCGGTACTTCAATAACAGCCTGTAAGTTTGGCTTGAAGAATTCATCCTGAACAAGCTCAGGGTGATTAATAAGAAGATAATGATAAATGCTTTCATTCTTACCAACACGAACTCTACGAATATAATGTTCATTGTGCCAAGCATGAATACCTGAAGAAGTACCTAGAACTAAACTACTAGTGCCTTCTGGTTTGACAGTTGTGCATCTAGCTGCTGGTTTAGTGCCAATTATTTCAGCTACTCTTGCATTTTCTTCTTTGACAATATTTGCTGCTTCTTTCATGTTTAATTTCATAACTTCGCCTGTAGCAATACCTGTCATTGACACACCGATTAATGCTTCACGTTCGGTTGTTTTCTTCCAAATATCACGAAGATAATGGAAGTCAGTATAAGAAGCCTGTAAGGTACCAATAAAGGCAGCAGATTTTGCACGTGCATTGAAATCATCTTGGTTTTTGATATCTCCTGCATTAATGGTAGTTAAATTGCAGAATTGAAAAGGACGAAGTGAAATCTCAGCACAAGGATTCATACCCCAATCTTTATCGTTTGTGAAGAAGAATCCAGGTTCACCAGACCCAGACATTTCAATCTTTTTCCACAAGGATAAAAATACTTCTTCTTCCACCATGTGGCGAACAATTACTGCTGAATTGTTTGCACGACCACGTTGTGGATTGTTCTCCCACCAATTTCCAAACTTACAGGTTAACATATCATCGTCATCAATATTAAACAATGAAATCATGGCAGAACGACGAATACCACCTGCTAATACTGCATCAGCAATATAACACATTATATCATGGACTTCAAGAGTAGAAAGTTTTTCACCGTTTTCTTTGCGATCTAAAACTTTCTTTACGTTGTGTACACAATCGTGTAATGGTTCTGGGCCAGGAGCTTTACCACCTGAAGTAATTAACTTTGCTCCTTTGGCTCGGATATCTGTGAAATCGAAAATTGGCAAAGCCTTCCCTTTCATGTAAGCAGACATTAAAACTTTAATACAATCAGCCCATCCTTCAATACTGTCGCTAACCAAGTAGCGTCGGTATTCAGTTGGTTTAGTAATAACAGGAAGTTTTTCTACATGATGTCTTTGTACTGAGTAACCTACACCTGTTCCTGATAATAGAAGGAACATGATCTCACTAAAAGCATCTATGTGGTCAACAGGAAGGAAACAACAATTATATAATCTTGCATTATTAATAGCAATAGGCTTACCTGCAAATTGCATAGAACGCATAGAAGGTAATACCTTCTTATCATAAACAAATTTATATGCATCAGTAATTTCCTTCTTTAACTCAGGAAATCTTGCAATGTGCATAGCCTTGTTTCTGTCTACTAATTCTTTCCAATTTTCTCTACGATTTTTTTTATTATCAAATTTTGCATATTTCATGAAAACAGTAATATCCGACAAAATCTCCGAAGTCAACTCCAATTTTCTCATTTCTAGTTTTGCTCCTATAATTCTAATGCTTTTTTAACATTTGGTGGGAAGTAAGTTTCTGGTTTTAGAATTTTGCCATCTTCTCTTTTAATGACCTTTCCGTCTACGGTTTTGCTCATATTGGAGGAGGTAATTTCTTGCCAAACTGGCTGTATGGGTATCCCTAAAGAATTACACAAACCTAAAATAACCCATATAAGGTCGCCGCAGGCATCTGCTACTTCAACAACATCTTGATTTTGATGGCCTTGTTTAAGTTCCTCAAACTCCTCACGGATTAATTCCATGTACAAGTTCACTTGATTCTCGTTTGAGGTTTCGTAGCTTGGGCTATTTCTTACTTCTTGCCCACAGGCTTCCATGAAATATTTTACATCATCTTGCATACTAATTGTCACCTTGTGAAAAGTTATTTATCATTGGGAAGATTTCAGCTATTGCTGTGGCACAGGCTCTGGCAATTTCACGATGTTCCTTCTGTGTAGATTTATCTGTACGAATTTCTATATAATGGATCCAACTTCTGATAGTACCGTTCATGTACATTCTAGAAGTAGTTAACCCTTCTGGGAGTACTGCACGGGCAACTTCTTTAGCAATACCTTTTGATATAGCCCAGTTGTAGGCTTCCTTTACCTGGGTTATTAGCTCCATTTGCTTTAAATACCATTCATCTTCAAGATCAGGATCATTTATTTCAATACTGTTTTGACGATTCTTAGTATCCTGTAAACGAGCCTCACGAATTTCAAAAGTTAATTCTTTAACCGGATCAGCATAACGTTGACTGAATTCTTGAAAACTAAAACTACGATGTCTTAATATTTGTCTTGCAATATCACGGGTTGTTTCAATTTCTAAACATACATTTGCCATTTCAAATGGACTCCAGTGTTTCCATCTGATAAGATAATCTATTAACTTATCCGCAGTTTCCTGATTGTACTGATTGCTAGGGTTGCTAACCCGAGCACAAAAAGATACAAGATTAGTTACATCATCAAGTTCTACTGGTATTGCTTCTGGATTAAGTTTTGTATAACTTATAAGTTTTACATTCATTAACAGTTTCTCCATTCTGTAAATTTCAATTGAGCCATTAAACCATTATAGGTATTTTTTGCAATAATATTTTCCACATCGTGACCTGCTGAAACCATATCATTAATATCTTTCTCTAATATATTACACGGCCATATACATACATTATAATTTAAATTAATATATTTGTCAACTAAGTCGCATACCTGAGTATTACGTGGTTGATTATCTACAACCACTACAATTTTATCTTTAGGTAAAGACAAAGTTTCTAGTTTATTGAATCCGGTTCCAGCGACTGCTAAACTATTAGAAAGAAATAAACTATCAATTGGTCCTTCAACAATAGGTATAGTTTTCTTCTTGTCTACCTTGTTTAGACCAAATATTAAAGTTGCATTTTCATCAATTTTTATATTGATATAACGCAAATGCTCATTGCGCATTCCTCTCATAGCAACACCCAACAAGTTTTCTTCCTCATCATAAAAAGGAAGAAGCAATCTAGGCTCATTGGTTTTAATAGCCCAATATTTAGGAGCAATTTTTATTATATCTTTTACTGAGGGAATGAAAAATAATTCAGAAAATTTTTCCTTAGGAATATTTCTGTTAGTGCAATACAAGATTGCTTCATGATCTTCTTCTAAAGTATCTAACCTAAATGCAACATCTTTTAAAGGATCCTTTTTGAATACAGGCTCCTCATGATTATATAGTTGTTCTGGATTTTTGTGTGCTTTAGGGCCGTTCATGCCTGAGGCATAACGTTCCATGACATACTGTTGATAAGTATGCGCATCTAAATTTTGTAGAAATGTCCCGAAATGTTGGCTAACTTGGCAATTGTGGCATTTGTAAAAAAGATCATTTTTGTTTCTGTAAAAATAACCACGAGCTTTGTTTTTCTTTTTCTGGGAATCTCCACAAATGATACACCTACAATTCCAAAGATCTTGGCTCTTTTTAGAGAATAATGGAAGTCGGTGACCAATAATGCTTAGATATTTTGTATCAATAAAATAGGACATAATATACTCCTCCTTGTACAGGAATATAGTATATTATGCCCTATCTGTCAAGTATTAAGGAAGCAATAAATCTAGAATTTCATGTGCTATTGAGCCAAGAACCAAACTACCACCCAAAATAATCCATTTCCATTTTTCTAGTTCTGAGACTCTGGCTTCTATATCTCTATCTCTTTTTTCCTTTTCTTTTATATCTTCAACGATGCATTTTTTAAGGTCGTTCATACCATAAGTTAAGGCCTGCATTAACCTTTGTTCTGTCTCATTGATATCATCAGACAAATCTCTGCTTACAGTAGTAATACGAGAATGTAAATCTTTAATGTCACCCTTCATCTCTATCTTGAGTTTTTCCATTAGGGTGAATAACTCCTCGTCCGTGGTTTCTTGTGTATCAAGTCTTTCTTGATGCACTGCTAGCATTTTAGCAATGTCGTTAGAAACGTCTCCCATTTTTATAATGGCAGCGTCCAATTTATCAGAGAACATGGAAATTCTGCTGATATCTTGTTTAAGTAACAATATTTCAGTTTCTAATGACATTTAAGTTAGGGTTAAGATTCTTGTCTCTTGCTTTTTACTTTACCGCCATACTTTTTACTAGGTCTTCCACGTTTTGTTGTAGCTTTCTTTGCTACTGCCTTTACATCTTGAAGATCTACTTTTCCGTCGTTATTGACATCAGCAGTTCTTTTTGCAACTTCTTTAACCATTGTCTTTTCTTCTTTATTCATGGACAAGAAAAGAACTAAACCTGCCACGCCAAGTAAACATAAAATTGTAATTATCCATCCAGCCATTGTTAATTCTCCTTTTTCTTTTTATTTTTTCTGCGATACATTTTTCCTAAAATAGGATCGTATTTCGCAATTGCTGTTGCTCCAGTGTGAGCTATGTTGTTGGCAGGAACAGCACCACCAACGCCCATTTCATTAATATAATCTTTAAAGGTTTTCATATTTGCCTTAATTTTTCTATTATATATGTATCTAAGGAAACGGAGCTTTCATTTACTTCCTCATTAATCTGATAATTATCTTTTAAATAATTTAGATACACTAGAAATGTTTTTATTTCAGACCAATATGTTTCATCAAATTTATGAAAAAGCATAGGTATCATTGCTTCATCAAAAACATTTCTTAGTAAGATAAAATGATTAAGTAGTAAACGTTCGCTCAGTTCGCCAGTTTTTTTATATTTTCCTAGTAATCTTTTTATATATTTAAAACGCTTTAAATCCCCATGAAACTCTTTTAAAGAAATACATGAAGAGTTATTATAGTTTTTTGCTGCGTATAATAAAAAGTTTTCATTGCTCAATTCAAATTTATTCATATCAATTCAATTAGATTGTTATAGTAGCTGTTCCTCCTAAAATCCACCAATCACTGCTATACCACATTAAAATAGCTGTGTGTCCTACTTCTGAAAAAGCAATACTTGTTGCTTTTATATTAGAAATTATAGTCTGTGTACCTGCTGCAGAAGAACACATAATTATTTTAATTTGACCCGTATGAGTACCATCAGAAATGCTGACTGAATATGCACCAGCCTCACTTGTTAATAGTGTTACAGTCTCAGTAGAATTTATAGTACCTGCATTACTCACCGTTTGGGGACTACTAACATCTAAAGCTAGTAGTCCCCTAAACTTGGTGGGTGTATCTGGCAAATTACCTAGTAAAGTAGCAATACTTAACTTTTTATCTGTGCTGGATTGCACCAAGTATAGAATATCGGCTGTACCTAACGTGGTTGCTGCTGTTAAGGCACTTACTTTACTATCTGCCATGATTTATATTAAACCTCAGTTAATGTGGCTGCACTTGAGAATACAGTATCAGCACCTGTTGCACTTAGTTGTGCACGGTATTGATATGTGTTACGACCTGTGTTATCACTGATATTTAAAGTAGCTGTGGCTGTATTACTGTATACGCCTGCGTCTGAGATGTTAACCCAAATTGAACCACCATCAGTTGATTCCTGCCACTGATAAACGATTGTTCCACCAGTTCCGGTGATTGTTGCAGCAACTGTGAAAGATACTGCGCTACCTGAAGATGCTGAACTATTAGATGGTTGTGATGTAATAGAGATAAAGTAATCCTCGAATTCCACATCTTCATAGTCGCCCATATTAGCAGGTGAAGCACCATTCTTTGAAAGAGCAACTAATGTTTCATATTGAGTTCTTGCACCTATGGTCTTCTTTAGAACCCAACCTGCGTGTGCAACTGGCTTCCCTTCAGCGGCAGATGCTTGAGCCTCATTTGTGTCAACACCAAATACATTTGTTGACAAAACTGATGGGTCACTTGCCAACGAAGTTGGCTTCTCGCTTAATGTGTATGAAGAGCCTGCTGTTACTGCTGTCCAAGTTGTTTGTGGATTTGCGTTAATAACTGTTGCTGTTGTATCATTGTCAATGTCAATGATGATGAATTCTTGTGAACTAACACGAAGAAAATCACCCACAGCAGCTTGTGTTGTGAAAGCTGTACTTGAGCCTGAAACTGCGCCGCCAGTTGTAATTGCAACCGTACCTGATGCAGTTTTAGCGTCTTTTATACCCCATCCTGACATGGTTTATTCTCCTAGATTTGAATTGAAAATTTCTTCTACTTTATTTAAAAACTCTTTTGCGTCTTCGTTAGACAATTCAGAAACGTTATCAATATTGTATTCTTGTAATGCCATTGAAAATGCTTTTTCATAATCTTCTTTATTTAAATTATCACGACGGCGACGAAGTTCTGTTTTGGCTTTTGAGGCTAGTTTCTTTTCATCAGGAGAAACTTTACCACCTGCTTTGGCTTTTCTTTCAGCGGCGCCGGCTAAAGTTGAAAGCATTCCTTCAGGTGTTTTCTTTAGATCTACACCTGGCTTAGATTTTGCTTTCATAGCTTCTGAAATAGGTACACAGTTAGGAACTTCTTTTCCATTTTTCATTTTTGTTCCAAGTTGTCTGTAGCCTTTCCAGCAAGGATTTTTTTCCTCATAACGATATTTTTGCATTGCAATTTTTTGTCTAACTAAACGATACATAAGTTGATCCTCGAATACCAGTGCTAAAATTCTACGAAGGAAATCATATGTTATTCTTCTTTCAACAAGAGGTAGAAAGGCATCACGTTCCATGTGTGCAAGTCCTTTTGCAATCCATGGAATGTTTTCTACAGGCATTAGGCCCATACGAAGCAGTTCTTCTACCTGCTTCATGTTTACTTGTTCTTGAAGATTGTTTTCCATAAGTCTTTTTCTTAATGTTTATTATATTTATAATAGTATCAAACTAACAATTCCATTTCCTAAGAGCTTTGTTAATTCTTGAATCAGGATCACGAGCAGTTTTGGCTGAAGTAAGACGTTTTTTCATGCCACCCATACGAGCACAGAAGCTTTTTCTACGATTTGCGGCCTTACTTCCTTTCTTTAATTTAGAAGGTTTTGTAGTGACAGCCATGGACAATTTACTTCCTGGGTTTGCTTTACGATATGAAGCAATACCTTTTCTGTTGAGGCCACCGCTCTCACTTTTACCTTCTTTTCTTTGCCAAGCAGGAGCTGCTTCAACAATAAATTCTGAAAAAGATAACATTATCTCTGACCTTTTTTAATTGTCTTATATTTAGTTGCTTTAGTTACACGTTTTGTATCAGCAACACGAAGTTTTGGCTGTGTAGCAATTTCTACAGACTTACGATATTGTTTTCCGCGTTGCTTATAAACTTTTTCTAAAGCAGATTTTTGTGTAGAAGAAAGACCTTTTCTAGACTTTACTCCTGCAATATTTTTGTAAATTTTTCTTATTGCAGTTAATTTGGTTCTTCTTGTAATTCTTCTTTTGCTGGCAGAAATACCTTTTGCAATCTTTGCACGACGTTGTAACTTCCAACGATTCTTTCTAATAGCAATTTGTCTCTTAACACGACCAGCTGGTGTTAATCCCTCACTAACAGGATCAACAGTATCTCCGTTTACAGACATGGCTTTATCAGATATTTCAACAATAGCATTACGAATCTTTTCTATAATACCTGAATTTCTAAGAACTTTAAATGCCATGTTCTCATCAGAAAATTCTCCAGCTCTTTCAAGACCTGATTTTCTCATTTTTGCAATCTTCTTTAATAAACCACGAAGAACTTGCTCGTCTCTTTGTTCTAAAGCCTCTTCGGCTTGAGCAAGTATTTCTCCTGCCTTTTTCTGAATATTATTATGAGCAAAGTTAGGTCTTTGCATAGTAGGAATAACCAACCATCTGTCATGTTTTAAACTATACTGTCCTGATGCTACATGATGTTCGGATCTATCTTGTGCATATAATTCAACATCATATCCCTTAATTTTGATATTATGTTGATTGTTATATAAATTTTTCTTAGTATTTAATAAGTTTTTTACTAAATCTTTTGTAACGCCTGACTCACCCATGTTAACTACAACATGAAGATCAAAGTCGCTATACTTAGTCCAGTTATAATTTGCGTTAGAACCTGTAAGAATTATATCTGTAATTGGGAACTCCATATCCCATGTACCAACAAAATCACTAGCAATTTTCAATAATGCTTTTCTGATTTCAGGCTTTAAATTCATACCATCCCAAGCTACAGGATTTAACTCTTGGTGTACAATAGCAGTTTCAGCCTCAATGTCATGATGAAAATATTCATTAAACGTTTTAATTTTACCTTGACCTGGAGTTGCGTCCATCATTTTTTTAGTTAATTCAGGACGACCCCATTCATTGTCTCGGCCTAGTTCTTCTGTTATTGTGTTTTCCATTTTGTTAACCTATAATTTGGCTTGCAACAACTACACCACCAACAAAACCTACGATGGCTGATACCTTTCTACTTGGCAATGGAATGAAACCAAATGCCTTGTTTGGATTTGGTGGCGGAGGAGGAATATTAGCTATAATTGTTTGTAAACTATCTCTTGATTCTGTTAATAAATTTATTTGATAATCTTTTTGTGTTATTGAAATAAACAATTGTGCTATTTGTGCGTCTTTTAATCTTAATGTACTATCTTGCTGTTCTATAATAACTTTTTGCGATTGAACAACTTCTAATGCTTCTTCGATTGTACTTTCTTCGTTTAATTCTTCTACTTTTATTGCGACTTCTTGCTTTAATGAATCAGTTTGTTCTTCTAAATCTTGTATGTCTTCGGCATATTCTTCAGCTAACTCTAAGGCCTCCTCCGCCTTTTGTTCAGCTTCTTCAATTTCTTCTTTCAAGCTATCAGCAAATTCATTTGCAGCATTAGCTTCGGCTTGAAATTGTTTGTACTCTTGAATATATATCTCTATTTCGTCTTTGTGTCTAACATCCATGACGAAGAATACTAATGCGGCTGCTATGGCCGCACCTAATATTAATTTAATCTTATCCATTACTTACCTACCACAGGGGCATCATAATCAACATAAGTTATAGTTACTTCTTCACCCTTCTCAAGAACTGCTGCAATAGGTGGATATATTCTCATATAGGCATCACCAGACTCACCTATGAAACCAGGCTTGGTTACATTCTGTTGTGATGTATTACCTACCAATAGACAACCATCTGTATGTTCATCTGTGTTACCTGTATGGATTAAAATGTACTCAAAGCCCGGGACATTTTGAACATGAAGCATTCCCTTGTGCATTGTGCCATACTTGGCAACATACTTGCCATGGAAACCACCTTCTTTTCTTAATTTAATTTTATAGGTTCCAGCAGGAACTCTTGTCTCACCACTAACTTTGATTTCTCTATATTCATCTTCCAAAGTAAA